AGCAGCAATATCTACAGGCACTACACGTACTTACACAATGCCAAATGCCAACGTTACACTTGTAGGCGATACAAACGCTCAAGGTGTTTCTAACAAAACGTTTACATCTAACGATTTTGACGGTGGTACTGCAACAAATACATCAAGAATTACAACACCTAAGGCTACATTAGCTACTTTACAAGCATTAACTCGTAAAGAAGGTACTATTTTATTCGCTTCAGACAACAAACGCTTATTTGTAGACAACGGAACTAGTTTAACTTCTGTAGGTGGTGCAACTGGTGGTGGTTCTGACGCTATATTTTATGAAAATGGTAAGACAGTTACAACAAATTATACAATTACATCAGGTTCTAATGCTATGAGTACTGGACCTGTAACAATAAACAACGGAGTTACGGTAACTATACCAAGTGGCTCTCGCTGGGTTATTTTATAAAGGATTAAAACATGCCAATAGTATTAAACGGCGCAACAAGCGGAAACGTTACAATAGATGCTAATGCAATATCTGGGACTTCAGTAATTACATTGCCTGTAGGAACTGGTACATTTCCTTTAATGACTTTAAGCACAACTGTAGCAACTACATCTGGTGCCGCAATTGACTTTACAAGTATACCATCTTGGGTTAAAAAAATAACTGTTATGTTTAATGGGGTTTCTACAACTGGTACTAGTTCTATTATTGTTCAAATTGGTTCAGGGTCTGTAGACACTACTGGTTATTTTTCATATGGTTCACGATTAGCTGCTGCTGCACTAGCAACGACTTTTATAACATCTGGTATAACTTGCATAAATTTAGCCGCAAATACTGATACAATTTATGGTTCAGTTATTTTAACTACGTTAGGTTCAAATATTTGGACATCAACTGGTAGTATGTATCTTAGTTCAAGCAACGCTAATTCTACTGGTGGAGGAAAAACACTTGCAGGAACTCTTGATCGCGTTCGTTTAACTACAGTAGGTGGTACAGATACGTTTGACGCTGGTTCAGTTAATATATTAATGGAAGGATACTAAAATGAGTGTTATAGTTAACGCTTCAACATCAACAGGTTTAGGGATTACTTCCGATAACAGCGGTAGCGTAGAAATTCAATCTAACGGTACTACTAAACTTAGTGTATTATCTACAGGTGTATCTGGTACAGTTACTCTTGCTACAGCTCAAGCTTCTACAAGCGGTACTTCAATTGACTTTACTGGTATACCTTCATGGGCTAAACGTATTACTGTTATGTTTAATGGCGTATCCACTAATGGTACTTCTAACTATTTACTTCAAATAGGCTCTGGTTCTATAGAAACAACTGGTTATTTATCTCACGTAATAGCTGTTCAAACGGGCGCTACTTCCTCTGGCGGAAACACCAATGCTAGTGGTTTACAAGTAACTGTAGCAATTAATGCTATAACCGATTTATATAACGGCCACCTAGTTTTAATTAATATGGGCTCCAATCTTTGGATATCTTCTCATAATATAGGAAACACTATAGCTAGTCGCCAAAACGTAGGTAGCGGTTCAAAAACTACAGCAGGTCCTTTAGACCGTATTAGATTAACAACTGTGAATGGTACAGATACATTTGATGCTGGCTCAATTAATATAATGTACGAAGGATAATAAAATGAAAATTATACAAGTAAACGCTGTAACTGGTGAAGTTACTGAAATTGAAATAGCTGACCCTGTAATTGAGACTCCAGTTGAAGAGGAACCAGCACAATGACTTTAGTTTTAGACGGAACAATTAACACATATTTAAGCGCTACTGAACGTGGTCAGTTAATGACTTTAAGTACAGCTCAAGCTACTACTTCAGGAACATCAATAGACTTTACAGGAATTCCAACTTGGGCTAAAAAAATAACTGTTATGTTTAACGGAGTATCTACAAATGGTACAAACACAACAATTATTCAATTAGGCTCCGGATCAATTACAACAACTGGTTATGTAGGATCTGCCACTACATTTATTTCTGGTACAGGGTTTAACTCAGGATCTTATACAAGTGGGATTGCAACAGCAGGAACTACAACTACCGCAGCAGATGCTAGAACTGGGCAAATGATACTTACCAACGTGTCCGGAAATATTTGGGTAGGCTCAGTGACATTAACTTCAACCGCTACAACTACTAATATTGGAGCTGGATCTATTACTCTTTCAGGTACATTAGACCGTATTAGATTAACTACTGTAGGTGGTACAGATACATTTGACGCTGGTTCAGTTAATATTCTTATCGAAGGCTCACTATAATAAAGGTGTAGGCTAATGGCATTACAAAAAGCATTACTACCTGTAGGGTTTACTGGCTTAAATCAACTTATCGACGAAAAGACAGCACCTGTAGGTACTTATACAAAATTAGATAACGTTGTTATAGATACAAACCATGAATTAAAAAAACGTGAAGGTTTAAAGTCTATTGGTGTAGATACTACGCCTGAAAACATTTATTCTATGTATGCTTTAGGTAGTGAAGTTGGAGTTCTTAACGATACTAACTTATATTCTTATTCTCCTACCTTAGACAAGTTTTTTAACAAGGGTAAAACTTCTAGCCCTATTGTTACTTCAGAATCAATAATTGCAAACACTTACACTCAATCTAACGTAGACAGTTCTTTAAATTCTAGTGGAATTCAAGCTTTTGTATGGGAAGATTCACGCGGTGGAGTTAGATGTTCTATAGTAGACGCAGTTTCTACTACTTCAGTAATTACAGACTATAGTTTAAGCGCTACTGGAGTTAAACCTAAAGTAATTAGTACTAACTTAGCAGTAATATTTTTCTATATAGAAACTTCTACATTATACGCTGTCCAATACGACATAAACACAGGGACTTTTAACTCTCCAGTTGTAGTTGACACAATAATCAATTCAAACAAAACTTATGATATCATAGATGCTACTGTAAATACTACAATTTATCCAGGAATCCTTATAGCTGCTGTTACTAACACAACCAAAATCAAATTATACTCTTGGAACATTAGAACAGCCTCATTAGGTACAGGTATCAACGGACTTATACCACCTACTGAAGTTCAATCTGCAAACGTAGATGACGCATCTACTATATCGTTAGCTATTGACTCAACTAGTACAAAATTATTAATTACTTGGCATAATTCAGTAGACAAAATAGTTCGCGCAAGAGCATTTACTTATTTAGGGGCTGTTTTTGCATTATCTGAAACTGCAATTTCTACTGCAACTACAGACGTTGGGTACTCGTTAACCGTATCAATTGACTCTACTGATACAGCTTATGTAATTTTATCTACTTATAATACAAAACACCAAACTTTTCATATTAAACTTTCTGATGTATTTAATACCTCAGGAATTACTGTTAGTTCAGCTATTTCAAGAGCATATTATCATTGTGGTTTAGTTTCTAAATCATTTATATATAATAATACCGTAAATTATGTAATATCTTATGATAGTTCACTTCAAGGTACTTATTTTTTAGTTAACTTTGATGGTGTTGTAATCGCTAGACTTTTTACCCAATTAGCTGGTGGAATGCCAACTAAATCTAATAGTATTAGTAAGTTTAGTATAGATTCAACAAAAACAGCCAATACTTATTCTATTGGATTACTTAGAAAAACAAAAATTTTAGCATCATCAGGTACTTATACATCTACTACTTCTGTATTTACAGAAAAAGTTAGATTCACGCCTTATTCTATTGACTCTAAGACCGTTGCTAGAGTTTTAAGTATAGCTGGTGGGTACATTAAAAATTATGACGGTTCAAATACAATAGTTGAGCAAGGGTTTCACTTATACCCAGAATTATCTAGTATTTCTGAAGCCTCCGGTGGTTCTATTAATGCAGGACAAAGATTATATAAATTTGTTTGGGAATGGACTGATAATAATGGACAAATTGTAAGAAGTCAAACTTCATTGCCAACTAGTTTTAATATTTCAAATAATCATAAAGTAACTGTAGTAATTAAAAGTTTACCAGTTACTGCCAAATCTACATTAAATGGAAATACTCGCACTTCACCTGTATTGGCTGTATATAGAACATTAGTAAATGGTACTACATACTATAGAGTTAACCAAGAGCCTTCTGAATTTGTTTATAATGACCCTACAGTTGAGACAATTTCTTTTCTAGATAATAGTACAGATACTCACATTTCCTCTAACGCTGTACTTTATACGACAGGTGGAGTATTTGATAATATTGCTCCTCCGTCTGCTAACTTATTAACTTTAATGAAAAATAGAGTTGTTATAGCAGGTTTTGATACAGACCCAAACACGGTTTACGTTTCAAAAGAAAAAGAATCAGGACTTGGGGTAGAATTTTCTAACGAACTATCAATTCAAATTGATAGTTTAGGTGGCAATATTACAGCCTTAGCCGGACTTGATGATAAAATATTAATCTTTAAAAAATCTCTTATATATTACATAGCCGGGCAAGGTCCCGATAAAGTTGGGAATGGCTCATTTACAATTCCACAATTAGTTTCGGCAGATACAGGTACTACAAACCCTCAATCTATTGTACTTACTGCAGATGGTATAATGTTCCAATCTCCTAAAGGTATTATGTTAGTAGATAGGCAATTAAACATATCTTACATAGGCGCATCTGTGAAAGATTTTGAAAATCAAATAATTACATCGTCAGCCAATATACCAGATTTAAACAGAGTTAGCTTTACAATGGCAAGTGGTGATGGATTATATTACAATACGTTATTTAAATCTTGGACTTCATTTAGTAATCTTCCAGGTAACGCATCATTAGGTACTCAAGATACTCTTTATATTGCAGGTACTAAAGGTGTTGCTAAGTCTGGTGAAGATATTTACTATGATTGGGATAATGAAGCTATTATCTCTACTATTAAAACTGCATGGATATCAGTAGCTGGACTTGAAGGCTTCCAACGTGTATATTCTATCCTTTTATTAGGTGATAACCAGTTAAATGTAGATAGATTAAAAATGAATGTATATTACGATTTTAGGTCTTTTCAAGGCGAGCAATTATCTATACAGCCAGCGCTTGATGTAGGAACTTATGGTTCAGGATTAGGTACTTACGGCTCTGAAGGACCTTTTGGCGGAGACAATGATGGGACAGCGCAATTTGTAGCACGTCCACGTCAACAAAAATGTTCTAGTATACAAATTGAAATTATGGACGAGTTCCCTCAAGGGTTTAGAACTTCAGGATTTGTTTTTGCCGATATTATCCTAGTAGTAGGCCAAAAATACGGATACAATAAAAATCTTTCTCCTATTGCTAGAAGGTTTAAATAAACCCTCTGTGCTTATTGAGGTGAGGTAGCTATGGAATTGTACGCTAGGTATTTAAAAGATTACTATAATAAGAACGTAATAACGTTTTCAGACGTAGCAATGTTAGTAACTATTGATGTTTCCGCAACTGAAGTATATTGGGAAGATATTTACGTTACTCCTGAAGCTAGGGAAGCTAAAGTGGCATTAAGTTTATGCAATAAGGCTTTAGAGATTGCCAAAGATCAAGGAAAGACTACGATTATAGGTTCGGCTGACCCTAAATCAAAAATGTTTAAAAGAAGTATGAAACTTATGGAATTATACGGGTTTGAAATAACTGGAACCTCTAACGGTTTAATTATATTAAAAAAGGAAATCTAAAATGGGTGGAATTGTTAAAAGTGTAGGCCAAACATTAGGTATTGGAGAATCTCCAAAAGCTAATACTGGTAACGTTGACGCTGCATTAGCTGGTCTTCAAAATAGACAAAATGCATGGCAAGGTATATTAGACCAACAATTAGCTCAAACTCAACAAGCTGGAGTACCTGTAGATGCTGCATTAAATATGATGCAAGGAGCTGCCGCTGGTACTGCACCGTCTCAAGCCCAAGCAGTATTACAACAAGGTTTAGACCAATCCATGGCTCAACAAGCCGCATTAGCTAACTCAGGTAACATGGCTACTCAATTAGCACGTCAAAGAGCATCTGCTGATGTAGGAGCTCAATTAGGGCAACAAACAGCAAACCAAGCTTCTATGTTAAGAGCTCAAGAAATGGCTACAGCTAGAGAAGGTTTAGGAAATTTAGCGTCTGGTGTATTGGGGCAACGTTTAGGTGCTCAAGCAAACACTATGGGTGCAATTGGCGGATTAGCTGGTAACCAAGCTTCAACTGCTGGTAACATG